CTCTTTGGCCCGAGCCTCGGGTCCGAAAAGGAAGTGCTCGCCGCGCGGGAGGCGAGGATCCCCGTCTATCGTTCCGTCGAGGAGTTTCTTGTGGCCGTGGGCGTGGTCGCCAAAGCCGAAACCGGCGCGTCATCGAGGTCCGTCACCTGCAACCCGGATGGATAGGAGGTCGATCTTGGACGAGTTCACGGAATGGAAGTGCAAGCTCTGCGGGTTTAGCGTCTGGCGGTACACGCTCGCCAAGGAGAAAAAGATCACCCGTGTCGAGTTCCCGCACTCGAAGATCCACCCGGACGGAGACGACCCGCCGTGCCCGGGGTGGGTCTCGAGGACGGGGAAAACGCGCGAGGGATATGTCGACGAGGTACTCTCCCCCGGCGCCTACGCGAACAAGTACCCCAAGATCAAGGTCAACTATGCTCACGTCTACCGGCCGGAGCGGGCGGAGACGAGCGGGGTGAGATGAAAAAATATCCACTCATCGCACGCGCCACAGAAGAGGCGCTTTCCCGCCTGAAGAGAAAGATTGGACGGCTCGAACGGGAGGGCGCAGAGCGAGAGGCCATCCTCGCGGCCGATGACTACCTCCGGCTGAAGAGGGAACTCGTCTCCCTCCGCGCAGACGAGGGGGAGTGATGGGATTCCCCGAAGTCGATCAAAGCTCAGCCGAGCGGCACATTATCGGGAACCTGTTGCAGTACCCGGAACGCGCCCACGAGATATTCGGGGGGACGCTCACGGAAACCTATTTCCGTAACAAACATTACGCCGCGATATTCAAACACGCCAAACGCATCCACGAGGCGGGGCGAACCATATCCACGCTCAACCTGCGGCGGGAGTTCCAGGAGAACGGCGGGCCACCGGCATGGCTCGAAATGACCATCATGGACGCGATGGCGGACGCCCAAAGCTACCCCGGCGTGATCGAGGACGCGAGCCGGATAATGGTCGATGCGACACACCTCGCGAAGATCCGCGAGCAGGCGGCTCGGGCGCACACAATCGAGGACTGGCTCGCGTTTGTTCAGTTTGTCGCCGGGCTCGAACAGGGGCGCGAGTCGTCGAACGTCTTATCCATTGGCGAGATCCTGCGGCAATCCGTCGAGCGACAAGAGGGGATCACCGCCGGATCCATCGAGGCCGGCTACTCGTTCGGCATCCCGGCCCTCGACTATTTCGTCCGTCTGGAGCCTTGCAAGTTCTACGTGATTGCCGGGATCAAGAAAGGCGGGAAAAGCCTTTTTCTCCTCCACGTCCTCCGGCACAACTTCGAGGCGAATGTCCCCTGCTACCTCTTCACGCTCGAAATGGCCCACGCGGAAATCGGCCGGAAGTACCTGTCGACGAAGACCCGGATCGACTCCCATTCGATCTACACCAAATACCTTCCCGCGGCGCACGTTGACGAGATGCGGGCTGCGGCAAAGAGGGGCAAGGACTTACCCTGCTACGTGAACGACAACCCCGTGCTCGGAACGCCCCAACTCCTCCGGGATGCGATGCGGTGGAAGTACCAGCAAAACGTGCCGGACGGGGAGGGGATTATCGGCGTCGACTTCCTTCAGCTCGTCGAGAACACACGGGAGCGGGGGGAGAGCGAGGCATCGGCGCTAAAGCGAGTCGCCTACGACCTGGCCCGCATGGCGAAGCAACTGAAATGCGCCGTTATCGCCGCCGCACAGTTCCGAAACGAGGCGGAGGGGCAGGAGCCTCACCTGCGATTTTTGGAGGGCTCCGGTGCGATCGCCCAGGCGGCAGAGGCGATCCTGATCGTGGACTACCCCGAGCGTAGGACGGATGAGCGGACGAAGGAATGGCCCAAGGACTACAAGATCATCGTCGCCGCCCAGCGGACCGGAGAAAGCGGGAAAACGATCGAGTGCAAAGTGGACTTGAGGACCGGGGACTTCAGGGAGGTCGATCAGTTTGGGTCGTAAAAATCGGTGGTATAAAATGTTTGCGGCGGAAACCCTGGGGGACGTGAAAATCCGGAAATTGAGCATCCATGAGCAGGGGGTTTTGTTCATCACGTGGAACCTTTTGCGCTCCCAAACCGACGAGCCGGGACGGTTCATCACCGCCGGAAAACCGTGGACTGAAGACGAGATTGTGGATGCCATCCGCGAGGCAGCCTCCAGGGATGCTACCAATAGGCGATGGGTATGCTCGTGGTATGCTCGCCTTATCCTCGTGGGTATCCTCCAGGTGGATGCTCATGGGGTGCACTACTCCCCTAGAATCGTAGAAGAGGACGAAGAATCAAAGGCTAACGAGATCGGAGGCCACGCGAGACACGCCTCAACCGGTGACCGAACCGGTGACCGAACCGGTCACCCTAGAATAAGAATAAGAGAAAGAAGAGAAGAGCCGGTCACCGGTACGCCCCAAAAGTCCTACTACCTGCCCGGTATTCCCAAGCCCGATTCCGAGCGGTACAAGAAATGCGAGTGGCCCGAAAAGCCGGTTGAAAAGGAGACGCCATGATCCTAGCCATCGACCCCGGGACGGAGCAGAGCGCGTTTGTGGTTTACGACCCAGAACTCAGGATGATTCTTGCATCATGCGTTGTCCCAAACGCGGAACTCATCGCCATGTCTCCGCCCTACACCCCCAAGGTCGTCGAATGGGTCGAGTCCTTCGCGCTACGCGTCGGCTCCGAACTCTTCGAGACCGTGTACTGGATCGGCCGATTCGACCAAGCGTTCGGACCCCTCGCCCGCGTCACCCGGAAGCAAGTCAAACTCCACCTGCTCGGTACCTGCCGCGGGGGAGACTCGGACATCCGGGCCGCCCTTATCGAGCGCTTCGGCCCCGGGAAGGCGAAGGCCGTGGGGAGTAAAAAGCAACCCGGCCCCTTGTTCGGCCTGAAGTCTCACGAACTCAGCGCACTCGCCGTCGCGATTACCTACGCCGAAACCCGTGCGATGATTGTTTCAGAATTATCTTGCAACCAAAGCAAAACTGTGAAATAACTTCCCGCGTAACACCCGCCGAACGTACCCCCTATCCTCTCGACGGGCCCCTCTCAAGTCTGAATCGTACCCCAGAATCGATCTTCGTTGTCCTCCGGGCGTAACGGTAAGAACGGCAACGGGAACGGCGTCCAAAAATGTCCGTTCGATGGGTTGTCTACCAAACAAGACCGCGCGGCCTATCTTCTTGCGGGTTGTGAGGGTAGCAAGACCGACGCCGAGATATCGCAGGACGATCAAGTCCGTGTATCGACCCGCCAACTGACCCGCTGGAAAAACCTCCCAGCGTTCAACGAGAAATGGCAAGCATACTGGCAGCAATCCCGCCCAGCAATCATTCCGCGAACATACCGGAAACTTGAGGCGTTTGCCGATAACCCAACCGTGCCAACTAGCGTCAGGGTCCAGGCGCTCAACTGCATTCTCCAGCACGAGCGCAACGCGGGGAACGTCAACGTCTCCACAAGCGTCACGGTACACACACCCGCCCAAGAACTCCGCGAGAAGCCGCGTACCGAGCTGGGCGAAATCCTCGAACGGGAACTCTCAACCCTCAACCGCCTAAGTGAAAAGGTGCTTGTTGGAAGCGACCCTAAGCCCGGAAACAACTAACGAGGTCGTAGACCGAATTCTCTACGCCCGCGCGCTCTCGCAAGAGATCATCCGCCGGGCCGTGCTCGAAGACGGCGACGTGGGCTTGTTCGCCTCTGACGTGTTGGGCTACGAGGTCCGGCCGTTTCATCAGCAGATGCTCGACTGGCAAGACGCGCACCAAGAGAACTTGATCCTTGCCCCGCGTGGGTTCGGTAAATCGACGATCTGCACCGTCGCGCGTGTTGTGTTTGAGGTCATCCGAAATCCGAATATCCGCATCCTGCTCGTCTCGAATACCCAACTCCAAGCCGAGATGTTTCTCCGGGGGATCAAATCGCAATTCGAGCAGAACGAGCTTTTGCGGGAACTGTTCGGCGATTTCGTTTCCAGCGACAAGTGGGACACCCGAGAGATCGTAGTTTCTAAGCGCACGTCAGGCTGGCGGGAATCGACCGTCTCGTGCGTCGGGATAGGCGGCCCCGTCGCGTCCCGCCACTACGACTTGATCCTCTGCGACGACCTCGTTGACGAGGACAACGCACGCACGGAGGGGCAGCGGGAAAAGGTCAAGAGTTGGTACTATCAAACCCTCATGCCGTGCGTCGCGGGAGAGGACTCCCGGATCTACGTCAACGGCACCCGCTACCACTACGGGGATCAGTACGGCTATCTCTCCAAAAACGATATGGCGGAGTCCACGCTTGTGATCCCCGCGATCGACGCCGACGGTTCAACCCCGTGGCCCGACCGCTACTCCCTCGACTGGCTCCTTGAGAAGAAACGCAAACAGGGCTCGATCATCTTCAACGCGCAGTACCAGAACGACACCTCGCTCATGAAGGGGAACATCTTCCGCGAGGAGTGGTTTCGCGAGTACGAGGTTGAGCCGGACTGGTCGAAGATGCGCTACGTCATGGGATGCGATCCCGCGGCGACCCGCAAGGACGTGCTCCTCTCGAAAGACAAGGCGAGTTCCGACTGGTGGACGATCATTGGTGGTGCGATGCCCACGGGTCAGCTTGCCGAACCCGTGATATACGTCCGCGACATTTGGCGGGACCGATGCACGAAGGACGCCTACCTCCGCGAACTCAAGCGATACAACGCGCTCCGAAAGCCGATCAAGGTCGGGATCGAGTCAGTCGCCGCGCAAGAATACCTCGCGCAAGACGCCCAGAAGTTTATGCCCGTGCATCGCGTCGAGCGCACGACCGACAAGATCGCCCGCGCCTACTGGCTCCAAGCCTTTTTCGAGAACGGGCAGGTGCTCTTCCCGGCCAAATCTCTTTGTCACGATTACTCACTCGTCGAGGCGCTGAAAGACGAACTGCTGCTCTTCCCCGAGGGCGAACACGACGACCTTTTCGACGGTTTGCAGACGATGGTCGAGTGTGCGTTGAAGTTCCGCAGATCGGGTGAGGGCGGGAGTTGTTCAACGCGGCCGATGACTGAAAGGGGCGTCGATGATCTCTGGTCTTGAACGATTTCGAGACGCCGGGCGCGCGCTATTCGCAGCGCCCAAGAAAGCCGATCCCCCGAAAGAGCGCGTGAAGGGTGAGAGCGCCGCGTCCGAGAGCAGCCTCACGGCGTTGTTCGGGCTTCAGAACCCAGACTTCCTTATCTCGCGTAAGGGCCTCTCAATCATCGACGAGATGCGACTCGACGACGCGCTGGGCTCGTTCATGGATATGAAAAAGGGCGCCGCGCTTGCAACCGATTGGGAGGTTGTCCCGGCAAGCGAAGACGAGGCGGATATCGATCTCGCGGATTTCGTGACATACGTTTTCGCGAACCTCCCAGGCTCGTTCAAGGAACGACTCCGGGACATCTTGACCGCGATGGAGTACGGGTACTCGATCACGAATAAGCCCCTTGTGGTGCTGCCCTCGGGGCCATACGCGACGAAGATCGGGCTACTCGATCTCAAGACGAAAGAGCCTCACCAGTTCCGCTTCGACGTAGACGAGTTCCGTAACGTGACGGGCCTCCTCCACACGGGGCCGGACTACAAAGTCACGAAGCTCGACACCACGGATTTCGTCGTGTACTCGTACCGGCGCGAGTTCTGCAACCCCTACGGCACGTCGGATTTCACGCGCTGTCACCGCGCGTGGAACTTCAAGAAGCAAATCTACAAGTTCTGGGGCGTCTACCTCGAACGCTTCGGCGGTGCATGGCTCGATATCGAATACGACCCGGACCTCAAGACGGACGAGGACCACGAGGTTGCGAAAAAGCTCGTGAATGATCTTCAGACGCGGAGCGGCTATCTGCACCCCAAGAGCTACATCGCGAAGATTCAGGAGTCGAGCGGACGCGGGCACGAGGCATTCAAGGACGCGATCCGCGAGCAGAACATTTACATGGCGCGCGCGGTCTTGATCCCCGACCTGTTGGGCTTCTCCGAGCGGCCGGGTGGCGCGTACTCCCTCGGGCAAAAGCAATTCGATCTTTTCCTCGACGGCGTGATCGGCGAGATCCAGAAAGACCTCGCCGAGACGGTTGTGCAAGAGCAGCTCATCAAACCCCTCGTCGACTTGGCGCAAGCGAACGTCGAGACCTACCCCAAGTTCCAGTTCAAGTCATTCTCGGAAGAGGATCAAATCGCCATTTGTACGATGCTCCTTGCGGCGGTCGATAAGGGCGTCCTCAAACCCGACCTCGACATGCAGAACTACGTCCGGCGTGTGGCGGGGCTGCCGGAGTTGGACGAACTCGACTTGCCGGATCCGAAACCGGCGCCAGTGTTTCCTCCGGGATTCCCGCCGAAGAAACCCGACGAAGACGACGTACCCGACGACAAGCCAAACGCCGTCGCCGACGAAGAGGATCTCGCCGCGCGCGCGGGGAAGGTATTCGCCTTCCAGAAGCCGAAGTTCAACCGGAAGCTCACGACGTTCGAAAAGAAGATCGACTTCGAGCGGATTCTTTCGACGCAAGACGACCTTGAGGCGCAGATCACGGAGACCTGGGCGGAGCTTTTCAAGGTCGCGAGAGACGATCTTGTCGCGCAAGTCAAGAAGCGGCGGATTGTCGAAGACGAGAAGGAAACGGAAGTCGCCTCGATTTCCCTTGCCCGCCGGGAGGACATGAAGAAGTCCCTCTCGCGGTTCATGCTGTCGAGTTTCTACTACGGCGCGTTGGAAGCCCAGAACGAGATCGCGTCGGTGCGGGGCGAGAAGTACGAATCGCCCCAAGCCTACCAGTTCGAGCTTGGCGGGAAACCGCTCACGGACATCGAGGCGGAGTTTGCGAAGAAGGGCTTGTCGATGACCCCTGCGATTCGGCAAGCCGCGCGAGAGATAACCCGCCGGGCGTTCTTTGTCACCGGGATAGAGACCGAGAAAGTCCTGTCACGGGCCAAAATCATCGTCATGAACGGTCTATCTCGCAAAGACGTTGCGTGGACCGAAGGGGAGCTTAAAAAGCTCTTTGAGGGCTTTATTTCGCAGGGGCAGATCACAGACAAGACGCTCGGGGAACTCTGGCGGATCGGGACGGTCGTTCGGATGCAGTTCAACACGGCGTTCAACGACGGGCGTCGGCGGAAGTTCGACGACCCGGACGTTGCCGATTTCGTCGTCGCCTACGACTGGTCGGCGGTCTTGGACGATGCGACCACCCTGTACTGCCAAGCAATGGACAAGGGCGGCCCGTACCGCAAAGAGGCGATCAATCGCGAGGGCTGGCCCCCGGCGCACTTCAACTGCCGGTCGATTGTTGTGCCGGTAACGCAGGGCGAGAAGTTCGAGCTACACGACCTACCCGCGGGCGCGGGGCCACGGGGCGAGGGGTTTGAGCTGGCGGCGTGTTGCCGCGAGGAGAAATAGACATGGCTGAACTGGAAACCCGGGAACTCGAAAACGTCCCGATCTTCTCCGCTGGGACGTGGACGAATTCCGCGGGCAGCAAGCGGACGTGGACCGAAGACGACCTGGACGAGATGGTCGAGAACGCCGGGAAGTTGGCCGACAAGGTGATCCCGTTCCTTCGCGTGGACCACACGGACGAAAAGACGCACAAGCGGATCACGGGGCGGTTCAAGATCGGGGACTTGACGAACGTCAGGCGCGTGGGCAAGCAGCTCGTTGCCGATATCGTGAAGATCCCCCGCAAGGCCTACGAGCTGATGAAGGCGGGTATCTTCGGACGGCCGTCAGCCGAAATCTTCCCGACGTTCAAAGACGAGGCATCGGGCGCGACGTTCAAGAACGTGCTCTCGGGTGCCGCGATTCTCTCGGGGAAGCACCCGGCGGTTACGACGCTCGACGATATCTACGACCTCTTTGGGATGGCGATTGAATTTCACTCCGTCAGTGCGACGGAGCTTTTCGAGTGGAGGCAAGACGTGGATCATTTCGCATACGTTACCCAGCGAGAGGACGGCAAGTGGGTTGTCAAGGATGCGGGTTACGGGCCTGATGTATCGGACGTGGTTGTCTCCGTTTGGGAGACGGAAGAGGAAGCCAAGAGTGAAGTAGAAAAACGGTTGAAGGCGAAGTACACACAAGCCACCGAAGGAGGTGACGATATGACACCAGAGGAAGTCAAGAAAATCGTCGACGAGGCGGTTGCGAAAGCGACCAAGGAACAGGCCGACAAGGTAGCGGAACTCTCCGCGGCTTTGGAAGCCGAGAAGACCCGCGCCGATTCGGCCACGGGCGAGATCGCGAAACACGACGCGGCAGACTTCTCGCGGGACTACGACGCGCTCATCGCGAAAGCGAAGGGCGAAGGTCGGTTGACGCCCGCGCAGGAACCGGCGCTCAAGACGATGGTCGACGGATGGAAGCTCGGCGCGAAGGACGGGAAGATCGAATTCCAGTCCGGCGCGGAGAAGAAGTCCGGCTCGATCCTCGAAGCGTTCGGCGCGTATCTCGACGCGCTGCCCGTCGTCGTGAAGCTCGGCGAGCAAGGAACTCAAACGAAGCCCGACGAGGCTCGGGGAGGTGACCTGAAAGTGAAGACTCCAAGAGATGTGGAGCGGTACATGAAGCGCGAAGGCATCGAGCACGACACCGACGCGGCCGAACTCAACGAGAAGGTTCTCGAAGTCAAGCGACAGAGAAACATGACCTACGAGCAGGCGCTGAACGAAGTGACCGGGGCGAGCGAGGCCAGCGAGCCGTCCCCGATCACGATCCGTAGCGACAAGGTCAAGGAATAGCCCCAAGCGAACGGGGCGATGAGGAGGTGAGTCAAGAATGGCAGTCAAGAATCAAATGTGCTCGATGGAGCACGTCGAGTCGTGGATCGCCGAAGCGGCCATCGAGAAGTACGACGCCGTAAAGCTCGGAACTGTCGAGGGACAACTGTTGAAGTCAGCCTCGGCGAACGATGTGGTCATCGGATTCGCGCTGAACGACGCCGCGATAGGAACGTCCGTCGATATTCAGCGGGACGGAACCGCGCGGGCGCGATGCTCCGCCGCGATCCTTTTGGGTGCGTCCGTCATGGCGACGGCCGACGGAGAGGTCGTTACCGTGGCCGCGTCGAGCAACGTGCAGTACCACTGCATCGGACAAGCGGCTTCCGCTACGGGTGCGGCGAACGAGATTCTTTCGGTCGTCATCAACCCGCACTCGAATTACACACACGCGTAGCAAGGGAGTGATCTGACATGGCAGTAAAGAATCAGATGTGCTCCGTCGCGGGTGTGGAGAGTTGGATTGCGGGCGCCGAGATCCATATGTACGACGCGGTGAAACTCCACACGACCGAAGGACAGGTGGTTCACACCGTCGCTCCGGTTGAAACGGGTGGATTCGTCGGGGACGTTATCGTGGGCTTCGCCCTCGAAGACGCTACGACGGGTCAGCCAGTTTCCGTGCAGACGAAGGGAACGGCCCGCGGTCGGGCCTCCGACGTGATCGCGCTCGGCGCGAGCGTTATGGGAACCGATGACGGAGAACTAGTCACGGCGGGAACGACGGCTCACAAGGCCTACATCAACATCGGGCAGGCCGCTTCGGCGGCTGGCGCTGCGAATGAGATCATTTCCGTCGTCATCAATCGACACGAAATACACTCCAACACGTAACGCGTGAAAGGAAGTGAGACATGCCGGACTACAGAGACGTAAGGGTCGATATGACCCTAACAAACTTCGTGAGAAACTATCCGTTCACGCAACTGGTTGGCGTGGCGGATACCGTCGCTCCCGTCAAGCCGGTCGGCTCCTCGGTCGGTCGGTACAAGACCTGGGGGCGCGAATGGCTTCGGGTCAACATTTCGGACGCCGTCGCCCAGAGAGGCAAGGCGAACGAGATTCGATTCGAGGCGGGCGAGGGGACCTACGAGTGCATGCCGTATGCGCTCAAGACCCTCGTCACGGACAGGGAAATCAGAGAGGCCGCGAACGCGCTCGATCCGTTGAAGCAGGCCGCGCTCCTCGTGACCGCGGGCCTCAACCTTCGGAAAGAGATTCGCGTCGCGACTCTCGCCGCTTTGAACACGACTTACGTGGTCGCGGACGTGACGGATTGGGACAACGACGCGGCCGTCATCGTCGCGAACATCAACGCCGCGAAGACGGTAACGAAATCCGCGATGGGCGGCATCCCGCCGACACACATTCTTTTCGGCGATCACGTCGCCGATGAGATCGTCGGCCAGCAGGACATTGTTGCGATGCTCCAGGCCGCGGCGGCGATGTCGAACCCGCAGGCCATGTTTGGGGCGCTCACCGCGGAGGCGCTTCCCCCGTCGATCATGGGATTGAAGAAGCTCGTGCCGAATCTTTGGTACGACTCGGCCGTCGAAGGGCACGCGACGGAGCACCTCCTCCACTCGTGGGGAGACGACGCCTACGTGTTCCACATCGATCCCGGTATGGAGACCGCGACATGGGCGATCCAGCCGGAGTCTCTTGGATTCACGATTACCCGGTGGAGAGAGAACGATCCGGCGGGCTGGTGGATCAAGGCCGAGATGGAACGCGACGAAGTCGAAGTCACGGCGTATGCGAACTGCAAAATCATCGACGTGACGTAAAGTCTTAGTGTGGATATCGCGCCAAGTCGCGTTTGCGTTGGCGCGGTCCCCACACGACGAAGGAGAAGCATGGCAAAGACGAAATACACGGCGCGGTCAACGGTTTCACTGGGCAAGGTTCCCTATGAGCCGGTTGGCTTTGAGAAGCAGGCATACTTTCTTGTCCACGCAGGACAAGAGTTCTACGCGGAGAGCGACGCCGTACAGAAGCTCGTGCGCTTGGGCCTGATCGTGCCGGTCGTCGCAGAAAGCAAGCCGGAGGAGATCCCGCAAGCGGAGCGCGCCGTCGAGAACAAACCTGCAAAGTATGCGCCGGTTCACGACAAGCGGCGCGGAGGTACGAAACGATGAAGCGGATTCTTTCCCTCGCGCTTGCGCTCCTCGTACTGGGCGCGGCCGCGAGCTACGCGCAGACGCTCACGCAGACAACCGCGAAGTGGAATGCGTTAATCCACACTGGGCGTCTGGTATCGAGTGGGACGTATGCCGTGACGACCGCGCAACTCCTCGATGCGGATAGCTCGATCCAGAGTGTCGTGATCGACTTGACGAACGGATCGGCCAGGCGACCGGGGAGCATAGTGTTTACTTTTACCTGGGCGGGCATGGTTGGTGGAAGTGCGCTTTCGGAGATCGACATAAAACCGTATGCCCATGCGTCTGCGACGGCGACGGCGGGGTCAAGTAGCGTGTTCTCAACCAACGGGAATGGTTTGTGTATCGGGCCAAACTATGGCAACGCGGAGTTCCCAGTTACGCTCGTCATCGGCACGTCGGATGCGGGATCAGAGATCGGCAGGTTAATGACAACCACCGGGATCATCCGCGAGTTAAATATGCCCCGATTCGTCTCGTTCACGATCGACAAGGAGGGCGCGACGGGCAGGTGGAGTGCCGGGACGTTCACGATCGGTTGGGAGTGTTACGCACCTTAGAGGAACCGATGTCGGTTACAGCCTATAAGAACCCGTCTGATAACGGCGACATCGGCGCGGAGTTTTCCAATCCGTCCAATGCCTACACGTCGAACAATGTTGACGCAACGGCGGATACTACGGGCGGTGAATATGTGCAGCACGACTACACCGGGTTTGGGTTTACGACATCGGACGTTCCGGCGGGGAGTGTACTTGACGGGTTTGAGGTATCTGTAGAGGGGGGTACGGGACTTAGCCTCGACGAGCAGGTTGTCGATATTGCGATGGTAAAGGTGGGCTCCGGAGTCGGTTTTTTAGCCAATACGCAGTCATTTACTAGGGTAGCCGACGCCACAAAAGTTATTGGCTCATCGACAGACAAGGCCGGGACCACATGGTTAGACACCGATGTTATCGCTGCAACCTTCGGGGTTATTGTACGAGTTTACAATAACGGCACCCTGACGGACCAGTTCCAGTTAGATCACGTTAAACTGCGGATATATTATCATGCACCCCCGGCTCAGACGGGGAGAGTTACCGCCGCGCAGGCCGACATCACGTATAGCCGGATGACGGGACGCGTGGTCGCCGCGCAAGCGGACGTAAGCTATTCCCCGACGACCGGGCGTGTTAGCGCAATCCAAGGCGACATCGTCTACAACCCGAAAACGGGACGGATCACCGGGATTCAGGGCGATCTCACGTATGACCGCATGGGCGGGCGGATCACCGCTATGCAAGGGGACATCGTCTACACCGTCCCAACGGGACGTATCACCGCGGTAGACGCAACACCCGTCTACGGCGAGATGTGGTACATGATGGGGCCGGTCTACTGCACTATGTTCGGCCAGTACAAGAACGAATGGACGGACGCGGGTTTCGCCCGAATCGAAGAAGGAATCTATGCAAGCTCGCTGGGAGATGATCCCGCGAACGACGAGCAGGATTATTACCGTTTCCTCATGCCCGCGCTTCCTGCCGACGCGATCCCCAAGGGCATCATTGTAACCGTGGCCGGATCTTGTTCGCACGTCGGCTCCGTGATGACACTCGAAGCACAACTCCTCAAATACGTGGGTACGACTCCGACTCCCGTCGGCACTCCGATTCTCAATACGTGCGATTTTACGGATGATCGAGGTCTCGTCTACGGCGGGCAAGAACTTATGTGGGATGCCTCTCTCACGCGGGCGGACGTGAGCAATCCCCATTTCGGCGTATATTTTCGCACGAGGCGCGTAAGCGGTACGGACGGCTTCCGGGTCGATTGGGTCAGGATGGAAGTGGCTTACGTGCTACCCAGCCAGCTCGACGGGGTTTCCGTCGTCAAGGTCGAAAGCTCGGGCGGAGAAGTACGAAGCATCGTCATACCGGGAAAAGTGAGGAGCGTGAACTAGGATGCCGCTCGCAATCAGTATGCACTATGGGAAGGGAGACCGCGGGCCGGATTTCGTCGTGGAAGTCGCCGAAAGGGACGGCACGGTGAAAGACATCACCACGGCCACCTCTCCCCTGTACTACGTCTACGACCTGGTTAATAGCATCATGCTCGTGAACGGATCGGCGGACGGCGTTACAGTCGTTCCCCCCAACAAGATCAAGCGGGTGATTCAACCTTCGGACACTGCAACCGAAATCGAGGACGCCGTCGCGTGGTTCACCTACCAGCTCGGCGGGAAGGTCGAATCGACCTACGCCGTGGGCTTCATCGTCTCCGAGCGTTGGAAAAGGGTGATGCTCTAACATGGCAACCTATACCGATACCAAAGTGTTTCTGATGAGCCTCCCCGAAAACTCGATCGAGCGGGGTTTCGTCCGGGAAGCCGCAGGGATCGCCTACGAGTACATCAATTCGGCTTTGAACGGAACCTATTCGGTGCCCTTCTCGCCAGTACCAGGGACGATTGAAAAGATATCGAACCTTTTGACGAGAGCGATCGTGCTGGCACTCGTGGCCAAGGGCACCATCACTATCAAGGACATCAAGGAGCGGAGCGCAATCGATCCCGTCGAATGGCTCGAAGATTTGCGGAAGGGAAAGCGGTCCATCGCGGGTGTGTCGCGAATCTCAGGCGGTTCATCGTGGCTCTCGACGGCCGACGAGATGCACATCTTCGACCTCGATCACGAAATCGCGCACGACGTTGACCCGGACCGACTCGACGAACTGGCCGATGAACGAAAGGCGTACCCGTGAGCGAATATCATCCTGAGATTCACGGTAAGATTATCTTGGGAGTGCAGTTCAAGGCGGAGTGCTCGGCGTGCGGCTGGAATCTTGTGATCGACAAGATCGCCGTCGGGGACACGCTCCCGCCGGATACTATCCCCTGCCCGCGGTGCTTGCTCATGCAGCAATGGGAAACGGTCAAAGTGGTGAGAGCGTAATGGATATCGACTACGGGATGCTTGGAGAATACAGCGCCGGAGGGGCTGGAGTTGCCGGTGAATACCGGACGTGGCCCGAGCTTGATATTGACCTCCGGGAGTTTCAACGTATCCCCGCGATCCTGAAATACATCGAAGACCACGGCGGGGACGCGCGGAAGCCGCTGAAGCGGTTCAACGTCTACATGATGGGGCAGGTCGATAAGACCTTCAAGAACTCGGGGCGCGGGTTTGTGAAATGGGCGCCCCTTGCACCGCTAACCGTCATCATGCGCGCGTATCGCAAGCGCGGGAGCGGGCGCACGGGTCCGCGAAAGCCGCTCATGGATACCGGCAATCTCAAGAACTCGACGGAGACGGAAGTGTTGCAGCTTGGTAAAAGTCTCGGGTCCAGGATTTTCAACGACGTGCCCTACGGCAAGACGCACCAGTTCGGCGGCGAGATGAAGATCCCCGAGAAAACGATCAAGGCAAGAAAGGCCGCGGCGCTCCACTTCTTTACCAAGTGGGGCGAACAGGTATTTTGCAAAAGCGTCTTTCAACCGGCGCACACGGTAAAGGTTCCGGCAAGACCGTTTCTCTTTTTCCTTGAACAAGACAAGGACAAGGCGATAGAACTTTTTCTCACGCACGCGCGCGAAGTGAGCGAACGAGGTTTGGAGCAGAGGGCGTAGACGCCGCTCAAGGGGCCGGGGAAGTAGGGGTACGACCCCGGCCCTCCCAGAACACCCCAAGTACCCCAATCGTACCCCGCAAACCGTACCCCAAGGCCAATCGTACCCCGGAAAGTCCGTTTCAAGTGTCCGCATACGGGACCGCAACGACACCGCAGGAACTCCTGATTGCGATGCGCGACAAAGCGCGTCAGGACACTGCTACGCTCGGGTATCTCCGGACGGTAGAGGTAGCCTTTCCTCCGCTTGATAACGTGCCGCTGAACCAACCCGCGCTTTACATCGTGTGGACCGGCTCGCCCGAGGAGTACAAGGGCGGCGAGGGCGGAGTCAAAGTCAAGGTCGCAACACACCAAGTCACGCTTTATTGCGCGGTCTACGTCCCGTCGCACGACGACACGGCGGCGATCCTCGGGGATGGTCATTCCCCTGGAATTCTCAAACTCACGGAAGACGTAATCGACTTTTTCGCGGGGAACCTCTTGGGCCTCTCGGGGCTCGATGAGGCGAACGCGCCGGATATCGAGGCTCCGGCCAATGCCCACGCGATTGTCCAAACCCTCGATGACAAATGGATGCACGTCGTCGGTCTGGTCTACCAGGCGCGGACGAAGTATTTCGAGCGATCGTAACGGATTCACTCAACGGAGGTGACTGAGAATGGCAACCACGACACTTTACCCGGATGGTGATGTCGGAACCGTCCAGTGGGATACCACGACGGGAACTCTTCACTACACGGAGATCGACGAGGGGACCGCTTCGCCCAACGATGCGGACTACATCGAGACGACAACCGCGGACGATACCGATGTCTTCTCGTTCGGCGCGACCCCGGCGAATACGGACGTGGTTACGCAGGTCGATGTCAAGGTCCGCGGCAAAGTAACGGACGCGGCCAACGTGGCCCACTTGCATGTCGAACTGTGGCACACGGGAGAAACCGTACAGATCGGCGCGACGAAGGCGATCTCGACGACCGACTTCGGCGGGTCCGGGACGCTCGGAACCGTGACGCTCTCGTGGACGGGTCTAACGCTCACCAAGGCGCAGGCCGATTCGATGTCGGCGAAGGTCATCTTCAAGGTCGCGTAAAGGAGGGCTGAAATCATGGCTGGCGAAACATCACGGATCACAGCCGTTCAAGCGGACCTCGACTACGACGCGATGAAGGGGAAGATCACCGCGGCCGAAGCGGAACTCACCTACGACGCGAAAACGGGGCGTATTGTAGCCGCCCAAGCGGACCTCACGCACGGTCTTATGACGGGGCGCGTGACAGCGGTCGGAGCCGTCGCGACGCACACGGTCACGGGGACCGATCTTGCAGACGACGGCGTGCGGATCATGGCGATTCAGGCGGACGTTACGCGAACCATTCGCCACGTCATGCACTACGCGACGACGGGCTGCGAGACGACGCTCTCATATCCTAGTCCGGCTCCGACCGAGCTTCGGTACGCATCTCCGATCGATGAGACTACGTTCGAAGGGGTTATCTCTCCGCCGCGCGGCGGGACAGACCCTGGCGAAATGGAAGAGGTATAAAAAGGAGGTGTATAGGAAATGGCAGACAGTAGCCAGATCATCACGCTGCAAAGCTGGGGACAGAAGCTAATCATCGAGACGGGAGCGACTCTCGTCGGGCAAACCGCGCTCGATCTCGTCTTCCAGGATCCGGCCGGTGGAACGAACACGGTATCCGCGACAACCGACAGCGAGGTTGGCGGAGAGGTCCATATCGATATCGCCGAAGACTTCTGGTCGGACAACGGCACGGCCGGGACGTGGAAGGTCATCGCAAAAGTCACGCGCGCGACCGGGATTCTCTACTCGCGGCCCGTGACGCTTTACGTGCGCGACATGTGGGCCGACTGAGAGGGAGGTGGTTTACCGATGGAAGTCACCAAACAGGGATACGGACAAACGATCACGCTCGAAACCGGGATCGATATCACGGGCGCGACGCAGATCAAGATGCTTTTCAAGCCCCCGAACGATGACGAAGTCGTCGTCACGGGAACGTGCGCCGATACGACGGTAGGCGATGTCTACTGGACGAGCACGGCAGGGTTTTGGACGGTGGCCGGGGTGTGGAGGGCGCTCGCGCGTATCCGATTCGATACGGACGAGCTTATCTACACGCGGCCGGTAGCCTTTACGGTCGTCGATCAGTTTGCATAACAGACAGGAGGATGAAACAAAATGGCAGGAACCACAGCCAACATCTGCATAGGCGGGGCCATTCTCAAAGTGGCAAACAACGCAAGCCCCGGCGTCCCAACCGACGTGGGATTCATCAAGGACGGCATCGTCATCACGCCGAACTTCGAGATGTTCCGCGTCGACGGGGCCGAGGGTTTCCCCGCGGTGCTCGCCATGCGGCGCACGAAAACGGAGTACACGGTGAAATCGACTCTCATGGAGCCGACGCTCACGAACATCCAAAAGGCGTGGGACACGTACCTCGCGGGAGTCAGTGACCCGACGAGTCCGCTCAATCTCACGGCGTCGTCGAACGTCAAGGAACGCAAGATCGAGATCACGGCCAACAAGAACCTGGCGGGCGGAACGCGGACGATTACCTTCTGGCGCACGATCGTCGAGTCGCCGGGAGAGTACAAGGTCACGGACTACGAGGCTTCGCTTCTCCCCGTGACGTTCGTCTGCATGTACGACAGCGCGGCCAGTCCGGCCGGTATCGGAACGATTGCCGACACGTAAACCCGTCGAGGGATCGAAGGGGAGATAGTGCCGTTTGTCAACAGCGATGTTCTCAGTCCGACGGATTTCGCGAAGGGACGCGCGAAGGTCTTCGAGGTACGCGAGCGCGACGGAACTGTCGCGGTCGAAGATATCGTCGAGATCGCGATGTATATGGCGACGGGCTACTCGTGGCCGAATCTCTCGTACCGAAACGGGAAGAGCCAGCTTCGCGAGAAGATGCCCGGTACGCGCCCCGGAGCCATTGAAATCTACCGGAGACAACGAACGACCGGTGAGTACGAATGGACCGTGCTTTTCGTGTTTCACGGGGATGTAGAGACGCTGCGCCGACGCAGGATGCTTTTTAACAACGCGGAACTCTACATCCCCCCACAGGATTTATACGATTTGCAGATGGAAGTTTTTGCGATCCGAGCCGAGCAGATCGAGAAAGCAAAAGCGAGCGCGGCTCGCGTCGAAGGGGGAATCGTTACATGAGCTGGAAGGACGCAATCAAGGATCTGATCGGGAAACGGGACGACGTAGACGCCCTCGTGAACGACGGGGTCGAGATCGTCGTCGGGGGCGCCGGGGTATCCACCAAGAAAACCGTGCTTCTCAGGGAGCCGTCGATGGCGCGATTCGCGAAACACGTCAAGGTCTTGGCCTCGGGCGTTCGCGTCGCGTTTAACGAGATCCAGGGCGAGGAACTTCTGAAGTCTATCGTTCCCGACTTGAAGGCGGGGAAAACGCCCACGATGCCCGATGCCGGGGCGCTCTTGCGTGCAAAGCCGGTCGTCGACGCCTTGACCGACCTCATTGCCGACCTCGTCGGCGAAGACCGTTCCTACGTCGAAAACGAGATGACCCCAAAACAGGTCGGGAGGGTACTCGCGACCTACGCCCGGCTCATCGGGTGGGAGACGATTGAGCGTTTTTTCGTCCAAGCCCTGACACGGGGCACGGAGTACGTGGAGAAAATGGCGACGGAGGCGAAGGCGCAGTAACGCCGGGGGCCGCGTTCAACGCGGCACTCGTGGAGGTGGGCCGTGCGTTCTCCCAAACCCCCGCCCGAGTCTACGAGACGATGGGCCTCAACGAATTTCAAGAGGCCTATCGGTGCATCATGCACGCGCAAGGGCTTGAGTTCCGCGCGTCTATCCTCGCCAGTTTCTACGGCTCGCGCGCCGACGCGGACAAACTCCCGGCGATTCTTGATCGCATCTCGATCGGCTCCGAACCGCTGGCGTCCCCGAGCGTCGCAGATATCCCGCTTCCATACGTACCAACCGCAACCCTTGTTGACCAAGGGTTCGAGAAAGTCGAGATAGACGATGGGGCTGGGCAGTAGAAGCGTCGAAATCTTCCTGATTGCGAACGCCGACAAGTGGGTCAAGGGGCTTGACCGGGCCACGTCGTCAGCCGAAGAGTTCGGGCGGGCGCTCAAGAATCAAAAGAAGCTCGCGGACATGACATTCAAGGCGGGGGCGGCCCTCGTCGTTTCCGCCGCCGGGATGATCGCCGCAACCGTTGGACCCGCGACAAAGCTCGAAGACGCCGTGAACCGCGTCGCATCGCTCACCGGTAAAACGGGCGCGGAATTCACGGCCCTTACGGCGGGGCTCATTGCCGACGCGAAGAGGCTCTCGGTTAGAATGGGCGCGTCGCTCGATAACGTCACGGCGGCTTACGAGTCGGCCGTGGTGAACGGGATCGACCCCACGACGGACGCCTTCAAGCGGTTCGTGACCCAAGCCCTGCAAGTGTCCCGCGTCACCGGGCAGGATGTTGCGGCCAATATCGCGCTTGCCGACGAGGTGTTGGATCGCTTCGGAAAGAAACTCGCGGATTCACCCGACGCACTAGCCGAACTCTACAAGATGTCGGGGGCCGCGGAGGGCGGTTTTGCGCCGTTCCTCCAAACCATCGGACAAGCCGGGGCGATTGCCGGACAGCTCGACGTTCCGCTCAAGGAAGTCGCGGCGACGGTCGCGCTCATGTCTCAACAGGGGATCAGCGGGAGTCGGGCGGGGCTCGCGCTCGGCAATATGCTGATGCGCCTCTCGGGCGCGAGCGACAACGCTTCCGATAGTCTACACAAACTCGGCATTGAAATCATTGACCCCGCGACGGGGAAGGTAAAAAACCTCGCCGACGTGTTCGAGCAGTTACGCGCCGTGCTGGCCTCCATGTCCGAACAAGAGGCGAATAAACTCTTGACGGAACTCGCGGGCGGGCAAGGCGTCAAGGCGCTTGGCGGCTTACTCCGAAACGTGACGGGCGATTACCGCGCCATGTTCGCCGCGATGGAGGACGGAAAGTCCCTTCAGGACGCATTCAACGAGCGCACCGAAACGACCAAATTCCAAATCGACCAGGCGCGGGCGTCTATCGAGGCGGCTCGGGCGGATATCGGGGCGGCATATCTACCGATGCTCGCGGATGTCGCTACGAAAATCGCGGGCGCCACGAACGCCATGCGGCCGTTTATCACCGCGCACGCGGACGCGATTCTCCCGGTAACCGGCCTCGCCGTCGCGGTCGGGCTCCTCGCAATGGGGATCGGGAAATCAGCGCTTCTCATTAACGCGATGAAGCTCGCGTTCCCCGCGCTTGTCGGCATGTTCGGCCCGGTCGCTCTCGTTATCGCGGGAGTGACCGCCGCGCTCATCGCCACCGCTGCCGCGTCGAAATCATTCGAGAGCAAAATCGCAGGGATGGAAACCGCACTCTCCGGGAGTGAGGCGAAAGCCGCTCTCCTACGGGAACGGATCGCAGAACTCGAAAAAGAAGAAAAGACGTACTTCGAGACGACCGGGAAGGGAAACCCCGTGCTGGCGTCTCTACGAGGCGAATTCGACGAACTGACGAAGACGATCGAGAAACAAAAGGGGAAGCTCGTCGAGCTTGGCGCCGCGTGGACTCAGAACACCGTCTTCGCAATCGACGCCGCGCTCGGAACGATCCGCGCGAAGCGGGAAGAACTCGAAGCGGAAATGACTGTCGGCGGATGGGAAGGCGGCGAGGGCGCCCCGATCTTCGCGCCGCAAATCAAGGAACTCGAAAAGCTCGCGCTCCAAACCGAACGCCTCATGGATCGGCGCAAGGAACTCGTCGCCGCGGGGGATGTTCTTGCGGCGAGCACAGCGGACACGACTGCGGAGACGGTTACCGGAACCGGCGCGATGAAGGCCGCAACCGAAGCCACAACCGACTTCGGGAAAGCGATCGCGGCGCTCGTTGCCGAGCAGAAAAAAGCACGGTTAGAAGCAAGTTGGATCGCGCCGCCAGTATCCGCCGAGGCCGTAACTCCGATGGGGCCACCCGCGCCGATTGTGCCTGACTTCGGTGCGGATGCGATCGAACAGATGGATCTTGTCGGAGTGAAGGCGACCGAGACCGGCGCTCTCGTTCAGGCCGCGTTCTATGACGCTTTCAATCAGACGGACTCGCTCCAGATGTTCGCGGACGATTTCGTCTCTATCTTCGACCAGCTCGTCAACTCCGGGGAGAACGTCGGGAAGTCGTTCGCGAAGGCCCTCGGGATGGCGCTTATCCAAACCGTCAAGATGGCTATTCGCACCGCGATGATGGAGATCCTGGCTTTCAAGATCAAGGAACTTGCGAAAGCCGCGATGGGTGCGCCGCTCTCATTCGGCGCGACGCTCGCCGCGATTGGCCCGATCATGGCCGCCGCCGCCGCGGGAACGGCCGCTCTGTCGGCAATCGAAGGGAAGATGGTCAAGGGTTTTTATAGCGGGGGGATCATTGACAAGACCGGGATGATCCTCGCGCACGCGGGCGAGCGCGTGATAAACCCCGCGGTCAACACGACCAAAGACGTGATCGACATGCTCTCGGGCACTCGACTGGCGGCGGCCGTAAGTCCGGCTGTCTCTTCCCCCGTCGGAGCTGGTGGAATGGCCGCCGCGCCGATCTATTTCCACATGCCCATCTACGGGCCGGTGTCGTCGGAACTCGACTTGGAGAAAATCATGCGTAGGGCGGCGGACGTGTTCCGTGCCTCGCACGGCGGGTGATCGATGCAGAATCTTGAATCTTCTCTCTACCGCATAGAACTCTGCTGCCCAGGTATGGGCGTCGGCCCGGAGCAGCCTGTTATCGGCGCGACCTCGGGCGAACGGCTCTCGCTTTCGCAATACGGCTTCCGCATCGTAAATCCATACGATGTCATGGGGAGCGTCTCGACGTTTCCGCTCCCGTTCCGCGCTGGGTCCGGCGTTATCACGAGCGGGTATCTCGCATCGCACGACGTGCAACTTGTCGGGACTATCTTTGACAATACCTCTTACGCGCTGTGGAACTCCGTCGCGCGCGACTATCTCTTGCGGTGGCTCTCGATCGCCGCTGTGCGGCGGGACACGTACTTGCGGATCGGGCTTTGGACCGGGTCGGTATTCAACTACTACCGCCTCTATTGCGTGCTCAGAGAGTCAAACATCCCATTTGTACCGTACACGACGATGACGGTCGCGTCACCTGTCACGCTCAACTTCTTCGCCTACGACCCGATCATGTACGAGGATACCGAGGGATTGGTTGCCGTTTCCGTCGTCAATTCTACGGGTGGTTTCGGGCGAGGATCGGGAGGCGCAACGCTCCCGGGGGCGAGTCGCCCGATCTTCCGCTCGACGTACTCGTGGACCTGCCCCGATGCGAATCCTATCGCGAGGTCAATTATCACGGAAACGTATACGGGGATTGTCACGACGATCGATACGTCCATTACAGGCATCGGGCAACAAGTCGTCGTGGACAACTGGAACGGACTCGTCTACGGCGGGTCAACGACCTTGTTTACGAATCGGATCGATAAACTCTCTGGGTCGTTCTGGTGGAGCGGAAAATCATCGGCCTGGTTCTACATCCTGACTGACAACATCCCGACGAGCTATACGTTTTACTGCCGATACTTGAAACCCGCGGCGAACTACTTCTTGCCACAAACATATAGCGGGTAACTCGCGTGGCACTCTACTACATCAAACAAACAGGCAACGACAGCGCTGCCGGAACCTCGTGGGCAACCGCGTGGCAGACGCTCGACCATCTCGTTACAGCCGACCCGCTCGACAACGGCGACACGGTTATCATCCGGCCCGGCGTCGCGTCGGCCCCGTACTATCCGCTCGTTTCAATCCGATGGTGGAATAGCCATATTACCTTCATCAGCGAGGACCGGGCCGTCGCTCTCGGAATCATTGCCGAGGACGGCGGGCACCTGCACGGGAAACCAATCATCGACGGGACGAACATTGCCAGCTCGACGCTCGACATATTCCGCCCCGATATACACGGGATTGTTAAACCCGGCGGGCCGTGGGATTGCCACGGGGTTATACTCGACGGCCTAACGCTCAAGAACGCCAAAGGCTCTGCGTTCTGGGCGGCGATGGATATTACCTACGACCGGGCGACCAATCGGGACCACGCCATCCGAAATTGCCTCATCGACACTTCGTTCTCGTCCGGGATATTTGTCAGCCGTGCGGACTACTTCACACTCGAACAATCCGAGCTTAAGAATTGCGGGACAGACCCGACAAGGTACAATCTGAATCACCCGATGTATATTTGTCGGTCTGACTTCCCGACCATCCAAGACAACATCGTCCATGATTCCCCCGGTCGTTACGGCGTATACGTAAACGGGAGCATGACGGACAACGTGCAGGAATTCATCGTCGAGCCGACGATACGCCGAAACACGTGCTACAACTGCATGGGGAACGGCATCGGTGTTTACAACGCGGTCGGTGGGCGGGTAGAAAACAATCTCATTTACGACACGCTCTTTATGTTCCAGTCGAGCGACGGCGGAATCCGTATCGGTATACAGGATGACGTACCGAATGCCGTCCCGAGTAACGGCGTAGTCGTCACATGCAACACGATTATCGAATCCCTGCCCAATACGAGAGGCGTCATTCTCATCCACAAGCCCGAGGGTGGCCCGAACGATATCGGCTCGGCCAACTGTTACGTATTCGATAACACGATTCTCACGGCCACTGGAACTCCCGCGCAAGCCGTTGAATACAATACGGCGGGGAATCACACGGTCGAGTCGAACTTCATCGCGCCGTACACGACGCCCAATCTGACGAACTGGTTTACCAACTATGCCGCGAAAGACTTCCACCCGAAAGCCGCCGCGCCGTGGATAGATACCGGTGAGGAGTCGGCCTACAACAGCGCGTGGGGAAGAAAGCTCGCGCCGACGACTGACTTCGACGGAGCCGCGCGCCCCCAAGGACGACACACCGAGCCGGGGTGTTTCGAGTATCCGTCTGGGGCGCTCGATTACGTAGCGCGAATTACGGCAGTTCAAGCAACCCTCACGCACAGCGAGACGCCGACGATGCCGGTTCTCGTTGCTCCACTTCAGACGTTCGTTATTCCTGACTGGCGGATCGATGTCTCCTCATGGGGCGGCACGTTCAAGGATACGATCCAAAAAGCATCGGGCTACAATGCGATGGTCAAACTTGAGTTTGAACTCCTCCGCGACGGCGGATGCGGAGACGCCACGATTGAACTCATGCGCGAGCGCGTTCCCGGCCCCCCGAGAGCGGCTCAATTCGGCTACAAGATCGCGCCCGGCGACGTGATAGACATCTATCTTCACTCGTGGTACTTCGGCGACATAACAACGAAGTGGTATCAGGGCGTCGTGACCAAGATGGACGACCCCGAGGGCTTCGGAGAAACAATCACGATCAAGGCCGAGGGACTCTGGAAGTTCCTATCAAAGCGGCTCGTCACGAAATACTACGAGGGGAAGGCGATTAACTTGATGGTCGCCGACATCCTCGCGGACGTATATGCCGAGAGTCGGTTATCGAGTGGAGCGTCAGGGATAAGCATCACATATCCCTACACGATCTCGGACGTTGAGTTTGAACTAACATCGTTCTCCGATGCCATTGCGGCGCTCGCGGCCGTACAGCTCAATGTCCAATATGGCATAGATCAAAACGGGCTGCTCTACTTCAGGGATATTTCGACGACGACGATGCTCACGAAGCAAGTCGGCATCAACGTGTCGAGTTACGAGAAATACGCCGAGGCCGACGATCTCACGAATCACTACCTTTTGCAAGCCAAGCAACTCGTTGGTGGCGCGAACCTCATTCTGTCGAAAGAATCGGCGGCATCCATTACCTCATACGGGCGCCGGACAAAGGTGCTCCCGGTGACGGGCCTCCAAAACTTGAGTGACCTCGCACGTTACGGCACCTCGCTACTCGACGAAACCGACGAGCCCAACACGCACGTCGAACTAGATGTCGTCGGCGACGTTTATTACCTATTCCCGCGGGGGAACTGCAAGATTGTGAAGCTAGACCGCACGGTAATGGACCTCCCGATCCGGTCCGTAAAGTACACGTTCGCGGGGAATGCGACGATGAAGCTGGGCCTCGGGGATGCGCCCGAGAACTCGCTCTCCGAAGAGATCCGAAGGATGACCCGCCAGGTGACCGTTGGGAAACAATCGTCGATGTCGAACACGAAGATCGAACACACGAAGAACGAGGAATGGGCGCAATCGGTACGGATCGATGCGGGGAAACAGGGGAACCTCACGCTCTATTACGATGTCTTCGATAGCGCGCGCGGGCTAGACCCTGCCTCGCGAGGGTATCTACACGACACAACAATCGGCTGCATGCGGAACCGTCTACCGCCGGGGACGATGCCATACACCGATATGTATTCCATACCGATTGACATCGGGGCGGTTGTGGGAACCGTCCGGGCGCATCTCTGGATCGATCAACTCGGGATCGTCGAGTTCAAGAGTTCGGACGTGCTCCGCGAATACTTCTCGGACGCGAATAACTCGTGGACATGCGAAACCGTGGGGCTTGTCTCGTCAAGCCGTACCGACAAGATTCTTTGGGAGTACGAAGCCCAGCAGCCTGGGCCTGCGTATACGATACACGCATGGGTCACGAGTGGCGCAATAGATGACGCTGGGCACTATCAGGACATCATCTTCAATTATGCGGACGATAACAACTACGGGGGGTTGCGTTTCGTACACGCTGCAGCGAACGTGTGGAAGGCGAAACTTTTCAAGTACGTGAGCGCCGCATACTCAGATGTCGCGTGGGCGGAAATGACGGTCGCGCCGGTAAAGGTCGAAGTAGACGTTAGGAATAGTCCGACCGATACCACGGCGCGAGTTTACGACACATACGGGAACGTGATCGCGACCGTCGTGCTCGCGGTTCCGGGATATACCGCCGGATCAAGCACGCTTCGGACTTGGGGATTTGTCGGATGGGATAACCCGGCGGGGATGTATGTGACAAAGGCCGGATGGGTCGAACTCGGGGGCGCGTTCAACGTCTACGTCAAGCGCAACACGGGCACCGGATGGGTGACGGCCGTCTCGGGGCTTGTCACGGACGGAGAAGTCAATGTGGACGTTGACGTGAGTTCGCAAGCGACTGGAACGACCATCCAAATGCGTTGCTACATGCGCGGCAATATGGCGCTCAAAGGTTGGGGTTGGTCGGCAAAGACAACGTAGGAATGGTTTGCAGGTTCGGGGGATAACAGCTGGAGCAACCAATGACGGGATTTAAGGCCTACCGGAAAGAGCATAACGGGGTTACTTGGGATCAATACCTACAGGAAGTCATTCTGAGGATTGAGGAGACATCGAGACTGCGGGAGGAAAATGCGGAACGGTCTTTGGGCCTCGCCAAACAAGACATGGATCGCCGCCTAGAGGCGATGAACGAGTTCCGGGCGCAGTTAGAAAAACAGGCAGTTACCTTCCTGACGACCGAGCGATATGAGGCGTGCCACGGGAGGTTAGTCGATCAAATCGCCAACCTGGAAAAGCAACAGGCGGCAGGGGAGGCGCGGGCGAAGATATACGCGGTCGTGGTGGCCGCCACAATATCGCTTCTTGGTGCGCTAATCGTGTTCGTCGTTACCGGGAGATGACCATGATTCAAGTCTTGCTTTTGTTTGCGGGTCTCGTGCTCGCATGGTTCGTGTTCGTGGTGTGGCCGATTGAGCTTCGGCGCTTGCGTCGTGGTGTATTCGGCTTGGACAACAAACTAGATGCGATCCTGCACAAATTGTGGGAAAGCAAACGAAGGGAGATTGCTATGTCACTCGAAATGGACGAACTGGTCGCGGCGGTCGAAGAGAATACGTCGCTCGACGATTCGATCATCGAGTTCCTCAACGGCTTGGTCGATCAGATGCTCGACGTGGCCGGAGACAAAGAGAAGGCCGTCGCACTCGCGGAAGAGGTTCGCGTGAAGACGGCTGCAGTTGCTGCGGCGCTCGCGGCGAATACGCCCGCGGCCCCGCCGGAGTAACGAGGAGACAACAGAACAATCGGTGGGGGCACCTGCCCCCACTTCACCCAAACGAGGAGTGTGTATCATGGCAGGATCAAGTGCGTTTTCCCTGAACGGAATGGACTGGAAAAAGATCGGCATCGGCTTACTCGTGGCGCTCGCCGGAGCCGTTCTCACCTACGGGACCGAATGGCTCTCGGGCGCGGACTTCGGAGCAACGACGCCGATTATCGTCGCGGCGTGGAGCGTTGTGGCGAACATCGTCCGTAAGTGGATCGCCAACAACCAGACGGCGCCGTAATGGGGAAATGGATCGCGCTCGTGGGCGCGCTCGTAACCCTCGTCTCGGTGCTGCTCATCGAGGCGCGGGGGAGGAGGAAACAACGTGCAACGGCTGATGCTTTGCGCGCTGATGCTATTCGCGATTACGGCGACAAGCGGAGCGAGGGCGGAACCACTCAGGACCGACTCAACCGGCGTATTCGCGACCTATCCGACAAGTACCGGCGCGGTCGTCGTCCTGACGGAGGCGCAAGCCGATAGCCTCGTCCGGCTGCTCGACGAGATGGAGCTGACGATAAGGCTCCTCGAGGCGGACTTGGCGGAGGTGCGCCCCGAGCCGGAGCCAACAAGCGGGTGGATCGTTCGGGCGATAAAACCCGTCGCCGTGTTCGTCTCGGGCGTGGTGGTGGGTTGGCTAATCGCCCGGTAAGGCATGACCGTTTGGGGGCCGACCGGAAGATGGTCGCGACAATCTTACGACACGCATTGCGACAAGGAAGCCATGCCGTCATTTTCCGCCACGTCACAGCAGCATCTTGACACCTGCGACCCGGTGAGATCGGAAGAGC